ACTGATACCCAGTGCCGCGCCTGCCTGTGTCAGCGGGTTCTTTGCAGCGTTTATTATTGCCGTCAGAGGTGCCGTTGCTGCATCCACAACGCTCACTGTTGCTGTCCAGACGCTACCGTCCCAGGCTGCTGCTTTATCCCGCACGCTATCAATAACCGGGCTTGCGTTGTCGTCTGCTCCCAGCTGCGCGGATCCGGAACTTCCAGAAAAATTCTCAACAGCGTCCTCCGCTGCTCTTACGATCGGGGTGGCGTTATCATCCGCCCCCAGCTCCGCTGTGGCGCTCATGCCGTCCAGCATTTCCGTGGCGTCCTCCGCTGCTCGTATTGCCTGGGTGGCATTGTCGTCTGCTGTTAGCTCTACGGTTGCCACATCCCCATCCAGGGACGCCAGCGCGTCGCCCGCGTCCCTTATCTCCATGGTGGCGCTATCATCCGCGCTTAACCCCACAACCGCTTCATTGCCATTCAGGGCGGTCAGTGAGTCGCCCACGTCGTCAATAATTCCGGTTGCGTTATTGTCTGCTCCCACTTCAACGTCCGAGGCGGTGCCGTCCAGGGTTGCTGCCTGGTCTGCTACGTCGCTCAGGGTTCCTGTGGCTACATTGTTCACACCTACGTCAACGCTTGGGCTTACGCCGTCCAGGGATTCCGCCTGATCAGATACCCGGCTCAGTCCCTGGCTTGCGTTGTCGTCTAGCTCAATGTCAATATTGTGCGCTCTTTCCAACCGATCAAGGCGGCGCTGTGTGCGGTCCCACGCACGTTCAAACGCCGTCAGGTTTCTTGTGGCCGACTGCACACCAGCACCGGTGCGGTCAACCGCTTCTATCGGAATTTCAATAGTTAATGTTTCGGCCACTTTTACTCACCGCCCTCCTCAGTGCCGTCTCTTGCTTTCTGCTCAGCTATCAGCTGTATTTTCATACTTTCCAGCATGAGCACCTGCGCCCAGTCTGGTTTGCTCAAAAACTCGTCAAATGGGATATGATGCCGTTGGAAAATAATGTGCATAAGCGTTGTTTTGCCACCGGCTTCGATTAGTTTTTTGCTACATCCTCCATAGTCGGCTGATATCCGGAAATCTCGTCAAGTTTGGCCAGGATCTCGTCTTTCTCGCCGGATTTCAGAACCACCTCAACCAGGTCAGTACCGTTCAGCACGTTCAGGTTCTTCCATGCGTCACGGTTATCCCAAATCTTGTCACGATCTTCCTCAACGGTTGCCTCATAGATCAGCTGTGCGCGGTATCTGGCAGCGTCAACACTCTCTGCCACTCTTGTACCCAGCTGCTTGTTGCGCTTGTAGTTTGTGTTATCTTTCTTGCACTTCAAATATTCATCTTCACCCATAGGGCGGATACGGAAAGACAGCACAACAGCGCCGTTTCTCTTAATTTCAATCGGTACTGCTTCCTCTGCGTCTGTCTTGTATGCGGCGGCTGCCATAAGTCCGCCCAGGATGTCATTTTCGTACTTTCTCACTGTTGCTTTCTTCTCGTCCTCAGTCATTTCAACAGCTGCCTCATTTTCTAAATTCACATTTTTAGTTGCCATGTTCTCAAATCCTCCTGGTTTATTTTAAAAATGCCGCGAGGCTATTCCCCGCGGCTCTGTCTGTGTAGTTATATGGTTTTAGGCTCTCAACTTGCCCTGCTGGTTTACTGCACCGTTTACGAACAGGCTCCACTGTCTCTTAATCAGGTCGCCCACTGTTACGTTCTGCAGGTCAATGTTTCCGGACGGTACACAATCGTTGTATACCAGTCTTTCCTCAGAACCGTTGCGGCCCTTAATAACACCCTGGAAGTTCCAGGACGGCATTTCTCCGGACTTCATTCCGGCCAGCAGATCAGTAATAAACTCGCCATCCTCTACCACGATTTCGGTAAAAGTAAGCGTCTGGCCATAGCTGGTAAAAATCTCATGTTCCTGCGGGTCGCCCAGCGGCTGGAACTTGGTATTTGTTACATTTACCTGTGCCTGGTATGTTTCCATAGTGGCCAGCAGTTTGCCCTTGGCATTGTACAGTGCGCCGTTTTTTCCGGTCAGCACTTTCTTGGCGTTAGCAACCGCCTGTGTGTTAATAATACTCATTGTCCTTTATCTCCTTTCTTTACTCAGAATCTTCCTCAGCTGCAAAACGGAAGCGGAATGTCAGGTAAATAGTTTCAATGCTGTCAAGGTCGTCAACAGCAATAATGAACCATGCAGAGTCTCCCTGCGCCGGATTTCCCTCATCCTCAATTACAGTACCGGACAGAAGCTTCTTTTCTCCTACCATAGCGTCAACAACTCGCTGTGCGGCTGCGATAACAGCTGCGCGGCCGTCGGGGTCGTTGTCCACCTGGCCGATCAGGACCTCAGTAGTCTGTTCAACACGGTCCATAAGCTCAAAACGCTCTTTCACGCGGCGGATTTTCTTCCAACCTGCATCCTGGTCTTTACTCAGGGTTACAAGAGTGTTGATCGCCTTTTCAATCCATACCTGCTTGCTCTTGCTGGTGGACAGCACAAGGCAACCGGATTTCAGGGCTTTCTTAATGGTTCCGCTGTTCAGGGTTTCTTTCAGGCCTGCTGCTCCGCTGATCACGGTATGAGTCAGGGAAGCATTTGCAGCACCGGCGCAAATCAGACCGCCGATTCTTGCCGCCAGCATATAACCCTCATACTCAACGCCGTCTGTGCCAATGTACGGATTCAGTACATAGTGGATTTTTTCGTCATTGAATGCCGCTGCGTGCTGCATACGGGTTTCAATCTCCACGGAGCTAGGCTCTGCCACGGTCGCCATGGTATATGCTCCCTCCTGGAACACTCTAGCAACGTGAGTTGCAATCAGTGTGTGGACTGCTGCGTCGTTGGTGTCAACGATGATCATGTCTCTCACTTCTGCCTCACTTGCGTTTGCAGCTTCTCCGTATGCTGCGGTGTTTACTGTCGGGTTTGTACCGACAGTAAAGGCTTTCTGTGTAACATCTGCCAGAGTGCCGTTTCCTGGAGCTTTCTTCGTGGCTTTCACGTACTTGCTATTTGCAAATGCGGCCACAATTCCGTCAACCTCTGTTTTTCCGGCTGCAAAGGTTACTTTTTCAAGGGCTTTTGTTCCCTCATAGATGGTTGCCTCTTTTGCTGCTTCATCATCCAGGGAAGCCTTTACGGTAATGGTAAATGCTCTGTTTCCCGGATAAAGTGCTGTAAGCACAACAGCATCAACAGCAGTGCTGGTTGTGGTATCTTTCAGAGTAATTGTTGCCGGCGTTCCGCCAGTTCCAACACGTACCACAACGCACTCCTCCATGCCTCCGGCCATAAATGCTGTGATAGCATCATATCCGGAACCCGCACCGATAACATTGGAAACATCAGTGCTCTGGTCAATCGTGACCGGTGTGTTTAATGCTCCCCAGTTACCTGTTACAAGTGCGCAACCGACGCCGGATCTGGCTCCGGCTGCTTCTACTCCGCCCGCGTTCTCATAGCGCTTGTATACGCCAGGGCGTTCTTTCTTTTCTCCTACAACAAAAAATCCGCTCATTAGTTTTTAACCTCCTTGTTGGCAAATTTCTTTACAAGCTCCTCAGCTTCCGCTTTGGTCGCTTCTTTCTTTCCGGCTACTGCAAAGGCAGCGCGCACAATGTCCGGGCTGTATTTGCCCTCAAACACTTTTGCAGCTGCTCTGGCGTATTCCTCGGCAGTGTAGACCGGTGCTGTGGGCTTCTCAGCCGCCTCATTTTCGGCTTTTACGGCCTCAGCCCTGGAATTGTCCGCCTGCACCTGTTCAGCCGTTTCTGTGGCTTCTGTGGGCTTCTTGGTTGTTGCCATTTCTTCGTCCTCCTTATTTGTTGAAATAGGTTTCTTTCAGTGGGTGGGAATACTCACTGAAATTATCAGTTGCATACTGCCCTTTGATGGTTATCTGCCCCCTGGTCAGGTAGTCGGCGGCATTATCAACCGCCAATTCATCAAAAAGCAGCGGTGCACCGTCCAGGAGGATAATTTCTCCCAGTCTGGCCAGGGTGTCGTATAGATACCGTGTCCAGCTGTTCCTTGCCTCCGGCGTTGGTGCGATCACATGTATGGCCATGCTGCACTCCATCCATGTGAGTGCGCATGTCTGGCGTTTCTTTTTCGTCCCGGAAATGCGCACATAAATAGCCGGGCGGAAGTCACTCGGCTCATAAAAACTTTCAATATGGTCTTTGTTGATCACAAGGGCGTCTGTTTCCCAGCGTTTCAAAAATTCCTGCATTGCAAGTGCCGGATCCGGTGCCTGTGTGATCTGCTGTGGGAATGCAATCAGCAAAAATGTAAGCGAACACCCGTTTACTAGGGTGTTAGGGTTCTGGCTATCATTCATTTCAAACAGCTCCGTTCTGGCCCAGGTAATACAATAGGCTCCATCATCCGCCTGCATTACCACGTCGCAAAGCGCTATTCGCACCAGCGGCGCCAACTCCTCCGGTGGCTTGCCTGTGTCGTCGCTGTATACGTTCACGCTTACCATGCCGCTGCTGTGCCGTTCCGGGTCTGCTGTCATGTCTACCAGGTAATCAGCGCGGGGGTACTGGCTCACTCCCCACCCCTGGGCTTTGTCGTCCGGTGCTTTCTGCAAAAACACCGCCGGAACACCCTCATACTTTGCTAGGCTCTCTGCCAGTTCTTTCTCCTGGACAAGCCTGGTGTAGATCAGTTCTTCCAGGGTCATGCTGTCACGCCGTCGCTTTCATTCGCTGCGGGTACAATGTCCTGTACAGCTTGCATGTCCTCCGTCCAGGTTCCCTGCCATTCCCCGCCAGCCACTTCACTTGCCAGCATTACAAAGTGGTTTGAAACATTCCCTATGCCAGTGTGGTAAAGCACAACGAGCTCATTGCTGGTTATCCCAACAACAAGCCCGTTTCTGTACTCGTCCCATGTTTTATGCTTTGCCCTTATCAGGTCGCCTTTGTGCACCTGCTCACTGTCAAAAACAGGTGCCGCTCTGTCTTTTATCAATGCCATGCTGGCACCTCCTTACACGTTGTACGGTGCTCCGAAAATGCTTTTGATTTCGGGTTCCGCTTTCTGCTTAATCTTTTCCACGTATGGCCTTGCCGCCATTTTGCTTGTGCCATGTTCCAGGTACCCTGCATAATGAGTGTCTGTCTCAATGGCCACTTTTACGGATAAAGCCCCGCCGGAGGATCCTGCCACCGGTCTGAAGCTGCTCCGCAATTTTCCACTGCGCACTGCTGGCGGTTCGCCCGGTGCAGACGCCGTGTAACTGCTATTTTTAAATGATTTCTTGTAGCTTCTGCCGCCTCGTTGTCCTCTCAGCACTTGCAGCTCCGCATTTTTCAGCGCCCTGCTGCCTCTTGTGGCTCTGGATTTCATTTCCTGGCCGATAGCGGTCACTTTCTTTGCTACTTCAACGCTTATATCAGGCACGCTCATACGTCTGCCCTCTCTTCCACGTAATAGATGGTATACAGCCCCAGCTGCCCCGGTTCGTCAACGCCCTGCACATAAAACTTGCGATTTCCGCATGTCAGCTGGTCCGTTTCCGCCGCTTTCGGGTGTCCACGGTCCACAATCGTGTGTGTGATCGGGTGCTGTAT